GGAGCGCACCGCAACCTTTTTCTACATTTTACATCCATTAGCGACCACCACCATATGCCGGATAAGACAAAAGAGACAACCGAGTGGACAGTGAGCAAGGCGTCCCGGCTCTGCCGAATGGACAAGGGCAAGTTTACGCTGTTGATGGAGGAGCAGGGAATACGTCCGCGCATCATCGGCAAGAGCCACCTGTATGATGTGGAGAAATTGGTCGCAGCGGTGGTCGATCACAAGGGCGCACTAACTTCCACGGATCGTCGCAACATGGCGCAAGCTCGCAAGGCCGAAACAGAGACGGCGATTCTCGAACGGAAATATATCAAAATCGAGGACATAGCAAAGCCGTTGGGCCACGCCATATCTGCCATGAACAAAGTCATTTCTAGGCTCGACATCACCGACGAGGAAAAAGGAAATTGCATCGAGCAACTCCAAATTGTGCTGGACGAATTTACAGAGGAGGATTGAGCGATGGACGACAGTTACAATATCTCTCAACTGTCTTTGCTGGAAACGGTCAATCAGACGCTGAAAGACTCGCTCCGCTTTCGACCTGCTATTTCATTCGAAGATTGGGCCACAAGATACATCATCAACCCAGACGGGACTCCGTTCAGATTCCGAGAAACGCAACTGCCGATAGCCCGGGACTTATTCAACCCGTCGCTTACGTCCGTTTGTATACGGGCCTTTTCCGGCGCAGGTAAAACTTATCTTTTCGCCGCCGGTCTCTGCTACGTCGTCGAGCAGTTGCGGACTGCCGCTGGCGTGATGTTCCCATCTCAGAGCATCGCAGAGGATTGGGTGAACGAGGAGCTGCACAAAATGTTCCTGGCGACTCCCGCCATCGAGAAGATGGAGATGGAAACCGATCTCAAGAGATTGAAGCGATGGAACTCCGGCGCAGCGATCCACGCAATCGGCAGCAACTCCTCCGGCATGATTCGAAGGCTCCAGGCTCCAGTGCTGTATGCGGACGAGATCGACGCCATAACACAGGAAAAGAACGACGAGGGCGACAAGCTCGCGCAGTTTTTCAAACGCGCTAGGGGCGAGAAAAACCAATACAAGTGGGCGTCTTCTTACCCATCTCTAAAAGGTCACTCCAAGATTGACGCAATGTTTGACCAATCGGACCAGTGCAGATGGTTCGTGACTTGCCCGAAATGCGAGCATGAGTGGGAAATGCAGATTCAGGACTTGAACTGGAAAACAGGCGAGCCGGAAAGCGCAGTAATCGTCTGCCCTAGTTGCGGCGAGAGACACGACGACGAATCGAGGCTGGCGATGGCGAAAGCCGGTAGATTCCTTGACAAAACATTGAGCGAGCCGAGAGATTCCGGCGAGCGCGGATTTCACCTCAACTGCCTTGCGAATGTCGGCGAGCATTCCGCCGCCTACAACGGATACCTGCACGAGATCGCCGCCGAGATTGAGCGCGGGAAAAAGGCAGATTCACCGGAAAAAGCCAAGCGGGTTTTCGTCAACACAATGCTGGCTGAGTCCTACGCGGAGCAGGTCGAGTCGAAACCCGAGCCTCACATTCTCTATGCTCGCCGCGAAGAATACAATCCCGGCGAGATGCTACCGGCTGATGTTCTCATGCTCACCGCTGGCGTCGATTGGCAAAAGAACAGATGCGAGCTGATCGTGATGGGATGGGGCGACAACGCAGAGAGTTGGGGCGTTGCCTACAAAACTATTCTCGGCAGCCCAATGGAGCTTTCTACCTGGCAGAAGCTCGACAAGGAATTGTCGAAGCGATACGCGCACCCAATCGCAGGATCGCTCGGGATCGTTTGCACTATGATCGACTCCGGCAAGTGGCAAGACGCGATCTTGGCGCAAACGCACATGCGGACACGCCAGCGAATCTACGGATGCAAGGGCGCAAGAACGATTGACCGGGTGTTGATGGATAACAAACCAACGCGCATCGGGGCCGCGAAGATACTGCAATACCACATCGGAACGCACGAAGCTAAAGAAACTATTTATTCCCGGCTCGATTTGAAACCGGACGAGGACGGCGAATCACATCCTCGCGGATTCATCCACTTCCCGAAAACAGCAGAGTTTGGACCGTCAGCCGGCGGAGAGGCTACCGGCTTTTTCGAAATGCTACTCGCAGAGGATTCGGTAATCCGGCGCAGCTCCAAAACGGGAGAGTTTGTTCGCTTTTTCGAATGCCAAAGAGGGCAGAGAAACGAGGCACTCGACTGTATGGTCTACGCGATGGCAGCAGAGCGCAGGATGTCGCCTAAATACGAGGAGATTGCGCGAAATATGCTCAAATGACTGGTAATTGCGGCGAATTTGCCTATATCCGCATTGATGTTACCGTTAGATCATGGCAATCGAGATATACTCAAAACCGCCGAAAAAGCTAATTGCGGGAGATGTTTACCAATGGACAGACGCTCCAGAAAGCATTGACGACGTTACTGCGTATTCTGTGATTTTCAGATCGGTGAATGACGGAGATATATCTTTCACAATTACAGGAACAGACGAGTCTAGCCATTTCAGTTTTGAAATACAAGGATCGGATACCGCGTCGCTGGCAACAGACGAGTTTGCGATTACCAAAATCATTACCTACACATGGGGAAGGGAGAGCAAAGAAAGCGGGTTTCTGACATTGCTGCCCAATCCGACTGCAACACCGTCAGAGTCGTTTAACTCGAGAATGGTCGGACTGCTTGAATCTCATATTGAAGGGCGACTGCCGGAGGGACTAGAAAGCCACACGATCGGAGGCGTTCCAATCTCGAAGATTTCATTGTTGGACGCGCAGCAACTTCTGGCAGAATACAGAGGCAGATTGGCGCACGAGATTAAAGCAGAATTGCAGCGCAGGAATCCAGACGAGCCTACCGGCAACACAATCCACATACACTTCTAAGAAATGCCTTCAAAAATAAAAGCAGCATGGGACGCCTTACGGGGAAAGTCAGAGGTAGCGCGACCAAGAAATGGTTTTTTCGAAGGCGCATCGGTTAGCCGTTTTACAAGCGATTGGGTGACGCGGAATGCTTCTCTCGATTCGCTGATGGAGACCAGCCTTGTAAAACTGCGCTCCCGGTCAAAGCAACTATGCCAGAATGACGGTTATGCTGCAAACGCAGCAACACAGGCCGTTCAAAATGTAATTGGCCACAGTGGATTCCGATTGAAGGTCCGGGCCAAAAACAAACGCGGGGGAATCGACAAGGCAGCTAGTAAAGCTGTAGAGGATGCCTGGAAGAAATTTTGTAAGCAGCAGAATTACACAGTGACCGGCGACGTTACGGAGCATGAGTTTGACTGTATTTTCATGCGCTCCGTGTTTGTCACGGGCGGAGGATTGGCAAGGATGGTAAAAGGTTACAATCGCAATCCATTCAGATTTGCCATGCAGGGAATCGCAATGGAGCGACTCGACCCAGAGTTGTATGACAAGGACCGGCGCATTTTCATGTCTGTGGAAAAAGATGGATTCGGAGCAGTCACAAAGTATCACGTTCTGGATAAACATCCGGGCGACAGGTGGGACGGCAGAGTAATCAACGGACCTCGACAGACTCTCGATGCCAGCGAGGTGATCCACGCATTTATAAAGCATGAGTTTTCGCAGTCTCAAGGATTGCCCTGGTTGAGCAACTGCCTGACGAGACTGAGGATGCTTCACGGATACGAGGAAGCCGAACTGATTGCGGCTCGCGCTCATGCCAGCAAGCTGGGGTTCTTTGTGTCAGACTTCGACTCTCCTGCTGGCGGATACCAAGGCGAGGGGAAAGATAACATCGGAAACATTAAGATGGACGGTAGCCCGGGCAGTTTCGAAAACCTGCCCCCCGGAGTCAGACCAGAACTACTTGATCCGACCCATCCGAATCAAAACCTCCCTGGATTTCGCAAGGCGATGTTGCAGGGCGTTGCTGCTGGATTGACTATATCCTATCCACAACTCGGATCTGACCTTGAAGGCGTAAACTACAGCTCGATCCGCCAAGGCACACTTAGCGAGCGCGATATGTGGAAGTTGGTCCAGAAGTGGTATATCGACGAGGTGAAAACTCCAATCTTTGAACAATGGCTTGAGATGGCGATTATGTCCGGCGAATTGGCTTATGATATGTCCGATTTTGAGAGATTGGCTCATCCTGAGTTTCAAGGGCGACGATGGGAGTGGATCGATCCAGACAAGGATGCCCGGGCGGAGGATCGCAGGCTGAAAAATAGACTTACCTCTCACCAGCGACTAGCCCGGAGCAAGGGCGAGGACATCGAGGAGATATTCGACGAAATTGAGGCCGATTCTGCATCTGCTGAGAGTAGGCAAATAGATATGTTTTTGGACCTCCCAGATGTCCAGCCAGCACCAGACGAAGTAGGCTAATTTGCCTTATCGTTTTTATGTGTTTTCTTTTGTTGTGAACACGCAGCAGAAACAAACATGGTATAACCTTTCTCAAGAAGGTTCAGTAGCCGACATTTCCATTCACGACGAAATCGGTGGATTCGGAGTGTCAGGCAGTAGCTTCCTCGCAGAAATGCAGGCGATGGAAGGAGTAGACGAAATTAATCTTTCTATACACTCTCCAGGCGGCGACGTGCTGGAAGGTTGGGCCATCTACAACGCGATCAAGAACTTCGAGGGAATCGTATCAGCTAAAGTAGAAGGATTCGCTGGCAGCATGGCGAGCGTCATTCTTATGGCGGCAGATGAAATCGTGATGCCAGCGAACAGTTATTTAATGATTCACAACCCATACGTCGTACTGGTCGGCGATTCGCAAGCACTTGTAGACGCTGCCGCTACACTGGAAAAGATTCAAAACAGCATTGTTTCGGTATATGTCGAAAGAACAGGCCTGACACGCGACCAGGTGCAAGACTTGATGGATCGCGAAACATTTATGGATGGCAGCGAGGCCGTTGATCTAGGCTTTGCGGATCGCGTTGAGGAAAGCTTCAAAGCAGCAGCGTTCAAGGAATCATGGGCGAACAGCATTACAAAAGATTTACCAAAAGGGTTGGTTTTCGGGGAAATTTCCGAACAGCCCGAATCAAAACCAACAAACCAACAAGAACAACTACCTCACAACATGAGCGAAGAAGTAAAGCCGGAAGCACCGGCAGTAAACATCAAGGACATCCGCGACGAAGAGCGTCACCGCATCGGAGAAATCTCTGCTATCGGCCAGCGTTTCAACGTGGACGAGAAGGAAATCAACTCTGCAATCGACAGCGGCAAAGCTACTGACGAATTTCGCGCAGAGGTGATGAATAATTTCGACCCAAGCAAATTTGCAGCAGGCGGCTCAAACGAGTCTGTCTACGTCGGCGAAAAAGAAGCTCAGAGCTACTCTGTTCTCAAGGCCGTGAACGAGCATATCAACGGCGGACTGACCGGCGTCGAGCGCGAAGTTCAGGACGAGCTTGCACAGCGTTTTCGCGCAGCATCCGGCGACACTCCAAAGGGTATTCTCATTCCCGGCGAAGTTTCTCACGGTGTAAAGAATGCCGCTACAGTTGGAACGACCACCTCCGGCGGTCACACTGTCGCAACGGAATTGCAGCCAGTCGTAGATTACTTCGAGGACTACAGCCTCCTTCCACAACTCGGAGCAACCATCTTCCGCGATGCTACCGGCAACCTCAGTTTCCCAACTGCCACTAGTGGTTACACTGGTTCATGGGAAGCAGAAACCGACACGATTGCAAACGCAGACGCCGTTTTCTCAAATTTCACCATGACGCCAAAGCGAGTCGGTGCAGGAACTAGCGTTTCCCTCCAACTCCTCCAGCAGTCATCTGTTGATTTCGAGGGCTGGATTCGCGCCAAGCTCGGACAGGGCATCTCGATTGCCATCGACCGGGGAGCATTCACCGGAGCAGGCGGAGACGCACCAACTGGACTGCTCAACGCAGCAGGGACCACTGCTTATACATGGGTGGTCGGCGATACCGCTCACCAGAACGTGATTAACCAGTGGAAAGAACTTCGCGACTCGAAGGTTCCAATGATGAACGCCAAGTGGCTTTCTGAGCCAGGCGTCACCGCTGACTGGATGGCAACTCCAAGAGAGTCCGGCCAGGCAAGCTACGTCATCGACGAGAATCCAAACGGAAATCAGCGAGTTCTCGGATACGAGTATTACGACCACACCGACATCACAGCAAACAAGGCCGTGATTGGATCGTTTGACAAGCTCCTTATCGCACTTTGGGGCGGAATTGATCTCGTCGTCGATCCTTACAGCAGCAAAAATTCGGGAACGGTCGAACTGTTCGCGAACGCTTTCGCTGACGCAGCACTTGAGCAGCCTTCCGCCTTCGTCATCGGAGACAACGGAACGACTCACGCATAATTCACCAGATAGCCCGGAGGCAATTCCTCCGGGCTATCACATCCCGCTGATGAGATGAAAATCTATTTTTCAAAACCCAACGTAAATTTCAAAGGCAAGCCGCAAGAGCAAGGCGCCGTTCTGGACGTGGATGCGCCCAACGATCAGGCTGCACTACTCGCAGCAGGCTGTAAAATTTACGACCCAGAGATTCACAAGATCAAAAAGCCAGCACCAGCTAAAGCCAAGAAGGTAAAGACCGATGAGGGCTAGGCCGTCATATATTGCACCCTGCCCGGGACCGAAAGAGAGTGGTAAAAACCATTCGATGCTTCACGCACTGAGGACAGGTGCAGGATTGGCATTTGATACGGTTACGAGCCTGGAGCGAGACGTGAAAGCGTGGAGGTCATTGCCAGAAACAGACAGAGATGCGGCGGCAAAAGCGGCAGGCATCGACGCAGAAAATCTTGAAATGGCAATCGATTCAATGGCGGCAGCACTTCCAAAAGGGCAACCGCCTAAAACAAAGAAAACAAGCAAAGCAAAAGACTGATTTTTCCACAGGGCGCAACATTGCGTCCAGTGTCCCATCCATCCGCGCAAGGGCGGCGGATTACTCCGCCGCCCTTTTTTTTATTATGGCAAACAACGTCACAGCAGACCAAACACTAGCGTTCAACGAGGCATACTCGCTCTCGGGGGCATACGTGACGATTGAGGGCGAAAGCATCCGCGCAATCATTCCATTTGAACTGTCAGAGTCGCAGTCATTCGGCGACATGGGAGAGATGGAGTTTACCGGGGAAACAAATATAACCGTGCTGGCTTATGATCTTCCAACTATCGACGCAGAAAGCACCGTTTCGCTAGACGGTGCAGAATACAGAATAACAGAACTATCCCAAGAGGGGACTGTTGCGATCCGTCTCAGTATAGAAAAACCGTAATGGCTGACCCACTAGCAAAACGAGTTGAAACGGTCATAGTAGGACTGATTGAGGCTCAACTGACATCCGCGCAAGTCGTTCAATTTGGCGACATTGAGCGAGCAGGGAAAACCTATATCGCGGTCAGGTGCAGCCAGAACGCGGAAGATCCGGCAGGAGCTGGTATATTCAACCTGTCGCTAGAGATAATGGCACACGGGCAGCATTCACAAGACGACATCGCTACCCTCGAGGCAATCTGTGATAATTGCTACGAATTTTCGAATGCGGTCAGAGTCGCAGCAAGTAGCTCATTTGTCGTTCCACAAGGCAAGGCTGTAGACGTGGATGGATCATCAAAAACCGGCGACGCACTAGATACTGAGTATCGCTACAATTTTTCAATTTACGCGCAGACGCAGGAAATATCCGACTCTGCATAACATACAAACAAATATCATGGCAACACCATCTTACATTCAAGCAGGCGGACACGTCAGAGGAATCACCTCTGCTGAGTCCGGCATCAACATCTCTAGCTTCAGCGAAAGCTTCAGCAACGAAAAGGCACTCATTCTCGACCGCTTCGGTGGCACTACTGGATTCGCTACGGACTTTGACCCACAAAGCACGGTATCCATCGAGGGCGAGGTAACAACATCACTGGATGCAGTTATGTCTGCCGCCTTTGCAACAGCTCTAACTATTGCAAACAGCACCGACGCATACGACTCGACTTCGGGCGACTACTTTCTGGAATCCATTGAGCTGTCAGCAAGTCGAGACGCATTCCAGACGGCATCTATTGAGGCCGTTCGATACAATGGCGTAACAGCAGCGTAATGGTTAGGATGGGACACAACGTGGAATAATCAATGGATGTAGGGATTGGATTTAGAGCAGTTAGCGGCGACAAAGACGACCGGATCGGCTTCGCAGCGGCGGCTGTGTCAGTAGGTTTCGACTTGGTGGAGGAAACGCCAGGCGTCTCAAATGTTTACTCGGACGAAAACAGGTATGAGCCGGACAAGCCAGGCGATGTGAAGTATTTCCTGCCGTTATCAAAAGGCGCGATGGATGTGTCTGATCTGGCGAAGGTATGGATCGACCCGGGCGCAGCATTGAATGACGCGGAAGCGTTGCCTGCGAGAATCAAGTCAGCGGCCAACGCGCAAGAACTTGCTGCGCTATGCGTTGAGTTTGATTCGATTTACATTAAGGCTGCGTTTGCTCATATGCGTCTGTTTTCTCTTAACCGCATCCAGCTACCCAATCACACGGACGACGAAGATAGCGCATCCAGCTATCTCGATTCCTTCGCCCGCAATCTGGAGGACGCGCACGACAAGGGCAGCCGGGCGAAACTAGCAAAGGCACTCGCCGGGAAGTGGAAACCGGCAATGGTCGCTTGGCTGAGGGCGTATCGCTCCAATTTTCTGGAACTATCTAATCTGTGGAAAGAGGTTCCCAAAAGTTTGAAAATCAAGAGGGGGAACGGCCTACCTCCGCTTGTTTTACCACAAGGGCCAAAATTCGAACAAATGCTTAAACGATGGACTTAGGAGAACAAAATCTAAACTTGGATATTCTGGATGAACCGGAAGAAATCAAAATTGACGAACAAGACGAGGCTTTTCTCAAGTCTGACGGAGTTCGTAAAATCTCATTCGGAGGACCAGACGGGCGAGATGTGAAATTGCAGCCATTTAACACGCATCGACAGGTAGCGGCACAGAAGCTCGGCATGGAGTTTTTCAACATGGGGGAAGAGGCACTAGAGGAGTTTCAAGAACGGGAGACATACAATGGTATTTTCCAAGATTCGGTGATCGTCGTCTACCTCTGCGCTCACCCAATCTCACTAGCCAAGAAAGCTCTGCGCGTCCCAGCCAAGGTCATGGGGGAAGCACTGAATTGGGCCGAGAAAGCAGGCGTTCTTGTCGGTAACGAAAAACACGGCGAGCTGATTGCGGCATTCGGAGACATTATCGGAGATATTATCTCATCTGTTGCCGAGATTGACCAGACCGGGATGCAGTCAGCCGATGAGAGCTTGGGAAAGTAATCGGCTCGGTCTGCGAATATGTAGCTACAGTTTCCGAGGCGACGCATGGATCAATGACCGTCGAGCAAATATTGGACATGCCAGTTGCCCAAGGCTTGCAACTCCGTAGCGCGGGATTGATTGCCAAAAATATCAGAATGAAACCACCCGGCGGAAGCAACCTTCGAAGGGAGGCGGAATCTATACTCGGAGATTACTACGAAGAATTTGCGACGTAGGCCGTTTTGATAACGTGAAAAAATAAACTATATTACCAGCATGGCCGGTACCGTTAATCTAAAGTCTAAAATATCTCTCGACGACAGCGCATTTGTATCGGGGATGAAACAGGTTGGCCGTGCCACTGCTACCGCAGCAAGAAAAGCCGGTGCTGCATTCAGAAAAATTGGCGCGTCAATCGGGAAGGCGGCTGCTAGAATGAAAAACTTTGCTCTTATCGCAGGGGCGTTGACATTCGGCGCGGCCATCGCTGGCGCATACAAGCTCGGCAGGGCTTTGAAGGATGCGTTTGATCTAGGTGGCAGACTATCGGATCTATCAGCGCAAACAGGAGTAGCGGTCGATCAGCTCGCTATTTTACAACAGGCATTCGAGGACAACGGAGTTGCTGCTGACAGCATAGGCTCGGTCATCAATAAGCTGCAAAGATCCATCACCGATTTTGGAGCTGGTCTTTCTACGCAGTCCAGAGCATTCGAAAGACTCGGAATCACATTTGACCAGATCAAGCACAAGTCACCGCTTGAACAATTCAAGATGGTTCAGAATGCGATTGCGAACATGCAAGACCCGACGCAAAAGGCTGCTACTGCGATGGAGCTTTTTGGCAGGGCAGGCGGTGATCTAATGGCATTATTCCAAGACTCCGGGGCCATCGAGAAGGCATCGGTCACGATGGGATCATCTGCGGAGATATTGAGAAAAAACGCGGAGAAGTTTGATCGCATCTCGGACTTGCTCAACAGAGCTTCGGTAAAATTTCAAGGCATCACCCTAGCACTAGCGGAAGTTGCAGCACCAAAACTACTAGCGGCACTTGAGCGATTCAATCAAATGGATTTTGCAGGGATCGGGCAAAAATTCCTTGCTGGCCTGGATATGGATGGCGCAAAGAATCTACTATTGTCTGTCGCAAGAGTAGTCGCTACCTTTTTAGGAAATAAGATGATTGAGGCAATCCGTCTTTCTGCTTCGCTTTTTGAAGTAGCATTCCTACACGTATCCGGGAAGATCACCGGGAGATTTGGGGAGCAGCTAATAAAGGCAGCCAAGGATGCGGCAGAAATAATGTTTTTCATTACAACTGGAAAAATTTCACAAGCAATGGCGAAAATCCAAATTGCAACTGGCAAGACGCTAGGAGAAGGAGCCAAGACGCTAGAGGATAAAATGCTGGCGGCGCAGAAAGCGTTTAAGGACAAGTTGACGAAAGACGACGACCCTCTCGGATTTAAGCAAGCGACGGAGGATCTGGACAAAGCCATGTCAGGCATAATAGCGAAAGGCAAAGATAAACTGGCCAGCCGCTCTGAGTCTGACGAGTATGACGCGGAGCTTGCAGCGCAAAAGGCAAGAGTCAAAAGAGATGAAGCGATGGCGGCTGCGGCTAAAGCACAAAAATCAGCGGACCAGAAAGAAATCGCAGAGTTTCTCAAAGGATCGGCACCCCCTCACGTTTCCGCAAACATGCCGCTGAAAGCAGACCCGAGAGGCCAGTCTGCATTTCAAAAACTACAAGGATCGACGAACGCATACGATTTACTACAAGGGCGCAAAGCTCAAGGGATCGCTGTTGGCAAATCTACCAGCCTTAGCCAAAACGGAATGGGAGTAAAAAGATACACTAACCCGGCGCGAGAAGCTGCCCGGATCGCGAAAGAACAGAAAAGAGACACTCGCGACCAGACTGAGATTTTGCGCGATGTTGATAAAAAGCTGGAGCAAGGACTTACGGCAAACTGATATGGCAGACCCAACTTACATCGGCAATACTTCATTCCGCACTTTTTCTGTCGTTGAAAACGAAAACTCAGAAAGCTCGGACACTTTGACTGTTGTTCTTCGCGGCGATCTTGATGAACTAGATACAGTAAATGAGTCTTGGATTAGAGGCAGGTCAGGCACGACGCTAGGCTATCCGAATATGTTTTTGCAGACCAAAAGCGTTAGCAGCGGAGGAGGTCAGCCATTTGCAGAAATAACGCTAAACTTTGAAGGTTTTCTTGTCGCGACTTTCAGCAATCCCGTAAACATTGAGGACTCACTAACAATACAAAGCGGTTCATTTGTTTCCGATCAGCCAGACCTCGAAGGGAACGAGGTAACAGTCCAGGCTTCTTTCTACGCGCAGCAAACGTCGATTTCATGGATTCATCGCGGCAAAAATGCTCCGACTAAGCCACAGTATCCCGCTATTGTCCCGTCTGAAGTTAATACTTCTACGCTGTTTAACAAGCAGCCACCGACT